TCAAACCAAATTCATTTTTGCACTTATGCAGATTGAGAACATTTCAAATCTCATCACAGGAAATGAATATGAAAGGTTCTTTGCTTCACATCTCATTCCAATCAAAGTTGAACTGGAAAGGCAATTGACAAATCTCACTCATTCCTCTAAAATTAAGGAGTAATTTAGAAATACTAATGAAATCACTTTACATTGTTGACTACTGGGTTCCGTTTCCTTCTTCTGAATATGGTGGTGTTGTATCACTAATCGCTGAGAATGATACGGAAGCATTCCAACTCCTTGCCGATGAAGATGGTTTTGATGACAGTTATCAGAATCTAATCATGCCCAATGTCGTCAAGGCACAGAAGTTCAAACTTGTGGATGATTATGAATCTGGTATTATTGATGCATTTACCACCTGATAATTATGGAAGAAAGACTCTATCGCATTGAAGAACTTTGTACAACTGGTTGGGAACTGGTTGAAGAAAAGTATGTTAATATGACAAAAGAACGCACTCAGGAAGTTTTAAATCAACTGATTGCCGATGGTTATAATCCTAATACATTACGTGCCGTACCCAATCCACAAAAATGATTGAGTTTCCTCATAAACCACCAGAAGGTTATTCTTATGAACAAGTTCCATTTAAACGTAATGTTATTGCAATCTGGATTCATAATCATTACAGGTTTGTTTACAATAGTGGTGGGACTACTCGTAGCATCTGGGGATTCTACAATCTCAAAACCAAGTGCTTCCACTCTCCTATCAACGCCAAAACAGTCGGTGATCAAGTAAACATTGAACAAACAACTCCATACTCTGCTATGATACCTAAACTCTCACCTCTCGAACTTGCTTATGTCTAAGTATAGTCCACGCCTGAATGATTATGTTCAATGGAAGAAAGGTGTCGAAGGATGGGTGTATTTTGTTGATAAAGAATATATCACCATCGAAACCAACGTCCGCCCAAAAGATCAATTCAATGTCCAGGCGTGTTCTATTCATAAGAATGAAAGGTTATTGGTACTTTGTTACAAGGAACAGTGGAATGAATTAACTTATGTCGGACATCGTGTTGATCAGTATTCAACTACAATCATATGAAACAGAAGAGAACAGTATGGAGATGGTGGGCAAAAGCATTAGGAGAGAAGGCAAGTAAATGTGACAAAGAATCAGACCACATTGCTATTATACGTACTGTTATATTCAGTACTTATCTCATTACTAATCTATTCATTATTGCAGGCGTAATTCGACATTGGAACAAAAATGAAATACCAGGTTGTATACTACAAATTGAAGAAGGACCAGAAGAAAGCGAAACAAGAAGCAATCTTTTATAATATTGAAGATGCCTCACTCTGGGAGCAACATATTAAGGAACAAGGTTATGTAAATTCTGAGATTGTACCAATCTTCTAAATACAAAAAAGATTTCCAAGAAACAATGAAGACGTTTGCACAATTAATGGAACAGATTCATGGTCCAGTAAATCGAACGGAAGTTGCGCTCGCAAAGACCAGAGCAAACATTGCCTCAGAGCGTCTTCGCAGAAGGCGTCAGTATCAACAAGGTCTTCATACGACGATGCACTTAAATCAGACCGCAGAAAAGGAAGACAGAAAAAAAGCAGAAGTTTATAATACCTGATTAACCGCAAAACCTACATTGGAATCTCCGCTGTTGTTACATTCATTTGTTATAAAACCAGTAATATCCTTTCCAACTATAATGCCCAGGATTGCGTAAACTTTTAATCAATCCGGTACCTTTACCAGAGCCACCTAATACTCTCACAGCATCTGCAATAGATTCATAACGGGCACTTATTTCACCTGTTTTTTTATTTACAGCAAATACCGATTTCTTTTTAGATTTGTCTTCTAAGATCTGCCACTTGTGTCCATAGGCAGTACCATCTTTTCTGGCAGCAAGTAGAATATTACTATTTTTATTCGGATCACCAGTAAGAGATAATGCTGCCATACGAGCATTCTCATAGTCAGTACAGATTCCAGTTTCTAAATTCTTTCCACGTATTGGAAGACCACAATGTTTTCCATTACCTCTGTTCTCTTCTGTAAGAGCACCCCAAGGTTCTATCTTTGCTTTTGTAGTTAATGCAATAGATATGTTTTCAATATGTTCTGATGTAAGTATCTTTTGCTTTGCTTTTTCTGTTATTTTTTGTTTTGTTTCTTCACTGAATATTGGACGTTCACCACCACTTGTAGCATTATATCCTTCTTTAAATGTATTATGTTGTTTGATCCAATATTCTTCTCTTTCATTTAATAAACTCTCATCACATTCATCTATTTCTTTAATCATGAAGTTGTGATTGCCATATTTACGCATGGCACGATGTAGGGGTTTATCACTCATTCTTATTGCTTCTTGTATGTGTTGTTGCCACCTTTTATTCATTCCTTGGGTGGTCTGACCAACATACTTGTGCCCGTTTTGCTTGTTGATAATTAGGTAGATGATTCCCTGTGCCATTGATATGATATGCTACATTCTTTATATATTGTACATAACGATTAAAATATAATACATAATGGTGAATTTAAAAAAGTTAAAATTATTGTATGGTGTAGTTAATGTTATATTAAATTATTGTGTGTGTTTTATAATATTCTCAATAATTATTGTTTATTGAGAATCAATTAGGTATTATGTTGAGAATACCCAGATCTTATGCAAGCTTAGCACGTTAGCATAAGGAGCGCAGTTTGTCAAGTCCGCCGCCCGCGAAAATTTCCCGAGACCCCACACAAGACTCATAAGCACTTGACATCCTTATAAGTTCGTGATAGAATCTCGACGAGATAATGTGTCGAGATGAACATAAAACTCGACGAGACATCATATATATTGGTATGAATCTCGACGAGACCTATATCTAGACTAGATTGCATCTCGACGAGTTTTATGCTACAATACGAAAGCGTTCACAAATCTCGACGAGCTTATGTACGACGACTACGATCTCGACTACACATACACAGGCAACGATTACGCGGATCTCGACGAGTATTATACACAAGATCTCGACGAGGATTATGCACGTGACGGGCAAGATTACGAATCACTTGCGTATCGTCATTATGCATGATATAATCTCGACACACTGCACATAACACATATGCCTACACAAAAGCGCATAGTTACAGTTACATTAGACATCGAGTGTTATGATGATCTTAATGTCGAAGATATTAATTGGCGAGAGTTATTGCAACTCGAACCTGGTGAGGATGTCAAGTCTAGGGTAAAGGAATTCGATCCTTCCTGGTAGTGTGCCAGTTTAAATATTGTCACAAGACCTCTTATTCTCAATAAGGGGTTTCTTATTGAGAATGAATATTTTATGGCAGGGGGAGTGGCGATGTATTGTCGTCAGCAGGGATACCCTTCCCCTCATTAGATTTCTTATAAGATAGCAGGGCATTAATGCCAAATCAAGGGGTCTTGTGCCAGTTCTTCTAGTGGCACAAGGGGGGTTGCAGAGTGCCACGTGGTGGGGTTATGTTGGTTTCGTTCCTGAGGGATTGCTCAATGGTTCTTCTCACTGCCACAAACTACGGTTGCGTTTTTACTCTTTCTCAGGAAGATGGTGATGAATTGTATTATGCTCCGATTTATGCTGATGGTAGTGTAAATCTTGGAGAATTTGCGCCAGTTGATATGGATAGCGCAGATATGGATCATATGGAACTTTTTGATATCAGAAACCAATTGCGTGAGATGGTGGAGGTGTGACGGTTTAGCAAGTGGCACAAGGGGGGTTGCTATGCCCCCCATCCCCTGATACATTACATTCGTTCCTGAGACATCCAATGTTTAGTCAACAACAAATTGCACTGGCTTTGAGTAAAATTGAACAGATGTCAGAACTCAAACATCTTCAAGATGATGATGATTTTGAAAATGATGAGTATTATAATCCTGCCGACAATGGAAATTATGATGACGCATTTTATGATGGTGTGAACTGTGGTCGCATTGAGTTTGCCCGTGAACTTATGAATCTTTTGAAATCGGACACTTGACGAACTGGCACAAGACCCCTTGTGCCCTGCCCGAATCCCTGTTACATTACATTCGTTCCTGAGACACCGACCATGCTGACTGGTTCTTCCCTGCTGATCAAGGTTAACGAAATGCAGGCACAAAACCCGCCTGCTAAGATGTCTGAAATCGTTCGTGCCTGTGGGTATGAGCAGGAAGGCAAACTGAAGTATACTCAATTCTACACTGAGTTGCTGACTGTCAAAGGTATCCTGAACAATGATACTTTGGAGAATGAAATCTCTGAGGAGAATCAGGATCTGTATGCCGAACTGTGTAACCGTTATGGTTCGGATGCAATCGATGCATTCCTGGAACTCTATGATGAAAATGATCTGGGTAATTTTGAAGATGCCTATCAGGGTCGTTATGATTCTGAGGCAGCATTTGCAGAGGAAATCACCACTGATTGTTATGGTTTGAACGTTCCTTCGTTCGTGATCATTGACTGGCAAGCAACTTGGGATCAGGGTCTCTATTATGACTATGATTTCGTGGATGGTTTCGTGTTCAGCAAGAATTGGTAATCTCGACTAGATGATATCAAGATCTCGACGAGACATACACAATTCGTCGAGATCGCATATACGATATACACATCTCGACGACATATACACACGATATTATAATCTCGACGCACATACACATACGTATCGAGATGTGCAAGAATACGTGACACATTCTCGACACCCACCCACCACGTGAGCTCGCCTTATGTGCAAGAATATGTGCTTCACCCCACTCACCCCTTCCCACACCATCTAGATGTGCTTTTTTATATTCTTAGACTAATACCCCTTCGGGGTATTGTTTCACATCTCTTTAGTATATCTTATAGAGTCTAGATTCTTATCTTCAATGGGAACAAAGGTATTCTAATCAATATTTTCAGTACTGTCAAGCCCCTGTGGTCCAGTTCGTAAAGTGGCACAAGATCGGTTGCAATCCGATGATCCCCCTGATAAATTACATTCGTTCCTGAGATTTCACCATGACTGAGGTTAAAGTTCGGGTTGAAACTAACGACGGTTGCGTGACATTTTGGTATGAAAAGTCCAGAGTCAAGAATCCCACCGAAGTCGTGTGCAATCGTGTCACAAACCAGTTAATGGGTCTTAACATTAAAGAGGTGAGTGTGACAGTCGCCTAAGTGTCCTAAGGGGGGTTGCGTTCGTGCTGCCCCCGTGCCATACTACGTTTGTTCCTGAGAGACACACCATGTTTGATGAACTCTGGATTGAGATTCAAGATGCTCCTGGTGAGATCTTTGACATTCCTGAACTTCGTGATCTGGATGATGAGAAGTTCGATGTTAATGACTACATCAACGGAAACTACGACTACTGATGTTGTTTCAAGTCACCGCAATCGAGTTTGATTTTGATGAGGATGATGACTTTCCCGAGCATCAATTCTCTAACATTACCGATGAAACGATTGGTATGATTTGGGAAGCAGATGATGAAGATGATCTAGTTGAAGAGATCACATGTGCCACAGGTTGGTGCATCAAATCCATTGATTATCGTCACGTTCTGAAATGACCAACAATGCACCCTATGGTTGCCAAACCTATAAGGATCTGCTGGTCATGTTACAATCTATGACAGCAGAGCAGTTGGACTGCACTCCGACAGTGTATGATCCTGATGCGGATGAGTATTATCCCATCACAACACTGCTCACCGCATCTGACACCAACGACGTGTTAGACTCTGATCATCCTTACCTTTCCTTCTGATGAACCGTTCTGAACTTCAAGATGCTTTCATTCTGCAACTGCTGGATGACATGGATCTCAAAACAATGACCCAACTCTGTTATGATTATCTGGATGAGGGTTATGCTAAGTATTCTGATGAAGAATTGCTCAGTGAGTGTAATGAATACTATCCCGAACTGCTAGGCGATCCTGCCGTGTCGGACGGTTGAGCAAGTGGCACACAGGGGGTTGCGAGCACCGTGCCCCCGTGCCATACTACGTTCATCAGCAAACAACCAATGCAAAACAAGCACCAAGAGCACCCCGAAGACACCATCCTCACGGGCGACCTTTCCGTTCTGGATTGGTTCACTGCTGCTGGCGCTCTGAGCGTTAAGATCGACGGTGCCCCTGCAATCGTGTGGGGCACTGATCCTGCAACGGGTACGTTCTTCGTGGGCACTAAGGCAGTATTCAACAAAAAGAAGATTCGTATTGCTCACTCTCACGATGAGATTGACCAGCATTATGAAGGCAATGTAGCAGACATTCTTCATTCGTGCTTTGATTATCTGCCACGCACCGAGTCTATCATTCAGGGTGACTTTATCGGGTTTGGTGGTGAAACTGAATACACTCCGAACGTG